CACTCGCACGGCTTCCGGTGCTAATGCTGGCGGCGGAAACCTCACCGATCGCGGCGAAGGTTTCGTACACGATCTGACGTCACTGGCGCGCGACGTAGCCACTGGCGTACTGGCCCGTTCAATGGATCTGGACATCTATAACCTTCATCCGGCACACGCTAAACGCATTGAGGAAATTATCGCTGAAAATAAACCGCCCTTTTCTGTTTTCCGCGACAAATTCATCACCATGCCTGGCGGGCTGGATTATTCCCGCGCCATCGTGGTTGCGTCCGTAAAAGAAGCACCAATTGGGATCGAGGTCCCCCCCGCGCACGTCACTGAATATCTGAACAAAGTACTGACTGAAACCGATCATGCCAACCCTGATCCGGAAATCGTGGATATTGCCTGCGGTCGCTCCTCTGCCCCGATGCCGCAGCGAGTAACAGAAGAAGGAAAACAGGATGATGAAGAAAAACCGCAACCATCTGGAACAACGGCAGATGAACAGGGAGAGGCTGAAACAATGGAACCGGACGCAACTAAACATCATCAGGACACGCAGCCGCTGGATGCTCAGTCACAGGTAAATTCTGTTGATGCGAAATATCAGGAACTGCGGGCAGAACTCCATGAAGCCCGGAAAAACATTCCATCAAAAAATCCTGTCGATGCCGATAAATTGCTTGCTGCATCACGTGGTGAATTTGTTGACGGAATTAGCGACCCGAACGATCCGAAATGGGTTAAGGGGATCCAGACTCGCGATTCTGTGTACCAGAACCAGCCAGAAACGGAAAAAACCAGCCCGGATGTGAAACAACCTGAGCCAGTAGTGCAACAGGAACCGGAAATAGTCTGCAATGCCTGCGGTCAGACTGGCGGAGATAACTGCCCTGACTGTGGGGCGGTGACGGGCGACGCAACATACCAGGAAACATTCGATGAAGAGAATCAGGTTGAAGCTAAGGAAAAAGATCCGGTGGAAATGGAAGGCGCTGAACATCCGCACAATGAGAATGCTGGCAGCGATCCGCATCGTGATTGCAGTGATGAAACTGGTGAAGCGTCAGCTCCTGTAGCAACTGAAATCATGTGGCCGTCATATTTCGAGCCTGGCCGCTATGAAAACCTCCCGAACGAGGTTTATCACTCCGCCAACGGAATAAGCAGCACGATGCTGAAGGATGCCCGTATCAGCCTGATGTATTACCACGGACGGCACATTGCCGGAACTATTCCGAACGAGGAAAGTGATGCACTGCTGCGTGGGCGGATCATTCACAGCTATGTTCTGGAAACGGATAAATTCGCTGATGAATATGCCATTCCGGTACCAGTTCCTGAATATGTGGTTACTACTTCTAGCGAACTGATCGCCATCATTAAAAAACACAATGCCAGTCTGCCAGCACTGATGACACCAGAGCAGATGAAAGAGTGGATCGAAAGCTACAACAGCACTCTTATACAGCCACTGTCTGTAAGTGCTGGAGCCGAAGAAACAGGCATCCTTTACGGTTCGCTTCCGGTGGAATTCCGGCGTATTCCGGAGGAGGAGAAACATACTGCATCGGCAATGAAAGCCTGCATTAGAGAATACAATGCAAACCTCCCTCCTCTGTTGAAAACCAGTGGAACACGGGAGCAACTTCTGGAGCAAATTGAAACTGTAGATCCAGAACTGGCGAAAAAAGAACGTGCTAAATCTTTGCCTTACAACATCAGTGGCACGAAAGAGCAATTAACCGAAATCGCTCGGAAAATCCGCCCGGAACTGGTTACCCTGGAGGACTGGCAAAAACGCCAGCAAGAAGAAAACGCCGGGAAAACGTTTATCAGTTCAGATATGTATGAACAGGCAAAAAATATTCACGCTGCACTGCAAAACAATACTGATGCAGCAAGGCTACTCAACCACCCGGATCGCAAATCTGAAATCAGCTATTTCGGGTTTGATGAAGAAACCGGGCTGGAAATCAGGGTCCGTCCTGATATCGAAATCCGGCTGCCATACGAAAGCATTTGCGCCGACGTGAAGTCAGTCAGCCTCGGTTATGTGCGACAGGAACGACTGAAAGATCGCCTGCACCGTGAAATTATTGAGCGTGATTATCACCTCAGCGCAGCAATGTATTGCGATGTGGCAAATCTGGACAAATTTTTCTGGATCTTCGTCAACAAAGATGCTGGCTATCACTGGGTGGCAGTCGTGGAAGCCTCGCAGGAACTCCTGGAACTTGGTCGACAGGAATATCGCCGGACGCTACGCCAGATAAACGAAGCCCTGGAGACAAACAACTGGCCAGCACCGATTACCGAAAGTTATACCGACGAATTAAACGACTTTGATCTTCGTCGTCTTGAAGCACTGAGCATCTGAGGAAGGACACAATGAACGAATTAACTCAACAAGAAAATATTAACTCTAATGTTGCGGTTTTCAGCCCTCAGTCCCTGGCTGCAATTCAGACATTTTCCCAGGTAATGGCTTCCGGCATGGCTACTGTACCGGAACACCTCCGGGGAAATCCATCAGACTGCATGGCCATCACCATGCAGGCGATGCAGTGGCAAATGAACCCTTACGCAGTAGCTCAGAAAACTTTCGTTGTGAATGGTGTGCTCGGATATGAAGCGCAACTGGTTAATGCCGTAATCAGTACTCGTGGGCCGCTAACCGGGCGTATTGAATATGACTGGTTCGGGCCGTGGGAAAAAATTATCGGGAAATTTGAAATCAGGAAGAGCGACAAAGGGAAAGAATATCGTGTACCTGGCTGGAAGCTGGCCGATGAAAACGGGATCGGTGTTCGTGTCCAGGCAACACTACGCGGCGAAAGTAAACCACGCGTACTGGAATTACTTCTGGCGCAGGCCAGAACACGTAATTCAACGCTATGGGCCGACGATCCTCGCCAGCAGCTTGCCTATCTGGCGCTGAAACGCTGGGCGCGCCTTTATTGCCCCGAAGTGATTCTTGGAGTGTACACCAGGGACGAACTGGACGAGCCACAGGAAAAAATCATTAATCCGGTTCAGGAACATAAAAACACTTCCGCTTGCCGCGCGGAACGTGAAACAACAATTATTGAGCAGGATGCCGGGGAAAACTGGATCGATGCTTTCCGTGAACGTATTGAGCAGGCACAAAGCACCGGGGAAACAACAGCACTTCGCCAGGAAGTGGAAGATCATAAAAATACACTTGGCGCTCTCTATACGGAACTTAAAGGAAAAGTGGTTCAGCGTCATCACCGTCTCAATGCTATTGCCCGTATCGAGAAGATGATAAATGACCTACCTTCTTCAGGTGATCCAGAAGCAGAACAAAAATTTACTGCTCTGGAAAATACGCTGAATGCTGCCCGGCCACATCTGGGTGAATTATATGAGGCGTATAAAACGACACTGACAGATATGAAACCAGAATATATCGGCTCCTGATATTTACTTTGGCGGTGTAGCCTCACCGCCATCACAAAATTTTATTTTATGAGAGAAAAGACAATGCGGTATGAAAAAGTCAAACCATGCCCTTTTTGTGGTTGTCCATCAGTAACGGTGAAAGCCATTTCAGGATATTACCGCGCGAAGTGTAACGGATGCGAATCCCGAACCGGCTATGGTGGAAGTGAAAAAGAAGCACTCGAACGATGGAATAAACGAACCACTGGAAATAATAATGGAGGTGTTCATGTATAAAATTACCGCCACTATTGAAAAGGAAGGTGGCACTCCTACTAACTGGACAAGGTACTCAAAAACAAAATTAACCAAATCAGAATGCGAAAAAATGCTCTCAGGTAAAAAAGAAGCAGGCGTTTCCAGAGAGCAGAAAGTAAAACTGATAAATTTTAATTGCGAGAAACTTCAGTCGTCGTGAATTGCATTGTATTCAAATTAAAACTTCATAGCTGATTATTAATAATCAACATCGGGCGTCAATTTCAGTCTAACATTGGCACCTGCCAGAGGTGATGCGATGGCACAAGTAATCTTTAATGAAGAGTGGATGGTTGAATACGGCCTGATGCTTCGCACTGGTCTGGGGGCCAGACAAATTGAAGCATACCGCCAGAACTGTTGGGTGGAAGGCTTCCACTTCAAACGAGTATCTCCTTTAGGGAAACCAGACAGTAAGCGAGGGATTATCTGGTACAACTATCCAAAGATAAATCAGTTTATCAAAGACTCATGATATGTCTAAATTACCAACAGGTGTCGAGATTCGAGGTAAATACATTCGCATCTGGTT